ATTCGGTTATCGCAGTTGCTGGCGGAGGGGCACACTCTCTTGCTCTACGCTCTGACGGTAAAGTCGTGGCGTGGGGAGACAATGCTTCAGGTCAATCAACCGTTCCCGCTGATGCCAGCAACTCGGTTGTCGCCATTGCTGGTGGAAATTATCATTCTCTTGCTCTACGTTCTGACGGCAGGGTCGTGGCTTGGGGATACAATGCTTCAGGTCAATCAACCGTTCCCGCTGATGCCAGTAATTCGGTTATCGCAGTTGCTGGCGGAGGGGCACACTCTCTTGCTCTACGCTCTGACGGTAAAGTCGTGGCGTGGGGAGACAATTCCGAAGGTCAATGCAACGTTCCTGCTGATGCAAGTAATTCGGTTATCGCTATTGCCGGAGGTTTCAAGAGTTCCCTTGCCATCCGCGCCGTGCAGGAGCTGCCCGAAATACGGACGCCTGCCGTTCGGACGCTTGACGGAAGCTCGGTCGGAAACCTTATCGCGTTCCGGGCGTCATTAACTGACAACACGAACATCCTGAATGCGACGACAAACACCATAAACATGACGACTACGCAGTTTAATTATGGCGATTGTTTTGACGGTACATACTTTACCGCGCCGGTCAATGGTATCTATCAATTCGACGGACACATGCGCTGGAATCGCGTTTCAGGCACAGCCGCAAAGATGGATATTGTCATTGAGTCGGGGACAGGATATGCGGTTACTGAAGTTTCCTATTGGTTTTCGCCTGTTGGAAATAATTTCATTAACTCCGGGTGCATATATATGACAAACGGGGCAACAGCTTTTATGCAAATCGTTGGAACTGCCGCAACGACAAATGTCGTTTATGGCAAGAATACCGCATACACTTGGTTTAGCGGAAGGCTAATCAGAGAGTTACCATAAAGTAAAAAGCAAGGAGATATTATGAAAAAAACATTATGCGCAATGATTGTTGGGTTAGCTGTTGTTGCCGTTTCACAAAACATCTATCAGTTAAGCACAGGGTTCGGAAAAAAGATTACCGCAACAACTGCCGCAACAAGTGTTGTCATTTCGGAAGTCGGCGTTGACAATGTTTACGCGACAAGCATCAGCGTCTATAACGAAGGAACATCAACGGTATTCTGCGCCGTTGATTGCGATCCGATTACCTTTGCCAAGAAGCTGGCAAACGAAACCACAGTGCAAATCCCGAAAGCCCTGACCTATACGTTCAAGGGCGAAAAGCTTCGTAATGTTTGTGTCGCTACGACAAACGGCACGGCGACAGTTTATGTAGGCGCGCATGCCGATAAATAAGGAGAAGTTAATGAGGACAGCAGTAATAATCTTTTTGTTTTGTGTGGCTTCAGCTTGGGCGCAATACAGTGTTCCAAATCTTGACCCAAGAGTCAATGACCTCGAAGCTGTAACTGATGCTCTCGATGTCCGTGTTGGCGCAGTCGAGACTGGCAAGGCCGCGCTTGTGCATAGCCATGCTGTCGGCGATGTAACCGGATTGCAGGACGCGCTTGACGGCAAGGTCAGCACGAACGACGCGCGCCAGCTTGACTTCACCGGCGCTGACGTGCGGATTGCCGACGGAACGGCGACAAATCATCCGGTAACCAAGTCGCAGCTTGACGCGCACTCCGGCTCAACCAACGCAAGCGGCATCAATGTCGCGTTCACCCCTACAAACTACACACCGGACGGCGCGGATGTGGAGGGACATCTGATCGGGATTGACGCTGTTGTTTCGAGCGGCAGCGGCTTCCCATTGACGAACCACGGTGACTTAGCCGGATTTAGCTTAACTAATGGCTGGGTGGTGCAATCGGCAACCGGCACCTATGACTATCTTGATATTGGCATTCAGTTGCGGATGACTAACAGCGAGAGCGCGGGCGAGCTTGAGGTTGTAGACGTGATGGTAGATGCCGACATTGATGATCTGTATTATGTGCGAAGAAACGGGGCTTGGGCTGACATTGATCTTCTGGGGTTGCGGGGAGCGACAAACGCGCATTACTTGCGGCTCAATGCTTTGGAAGTATCCTCGAACGCGATGAACATTCGTGTCGGAACGCTTGAAGGCTCGACAAACGCGATCAACTCGCGGGTCAATGCTTTGGAGTCAACCTACCAGGCATTCACGGCAACGATCACGCCGGACAAAGGCGGAACATGCACAATAACATACGCAGACGGCGCGCTTGTAAAGATTGACAATCCGGCCACGAACGCGATCACGATCACAATCCCGACAAACGGCTATCCAGTCGGCGGCGTGAACCGGATTGGGTTGGAGCTTTATTTCACCGGATCGGTATCGCTCCTGACGGCAACGATAACGAACAGCGGGGGTGTAACAATATCGGCAACGGCAACAAATAGCCTATTTTTCCGGCGCACGGCGGATGCGCCGCTATGGGATGTGAGGAAATAATTATGAAAACATTACTTGCAATATTGATGGTGGTGGCGGCTTGCGCGGTGGCACAGGACGCGAAGATCATACCGGTTGACGCATGGCCGAAGAAGATCACGACGGCGGATAGGGTTATATTCAACCCAACGACGGAGCAATGCGTAAAGGCCGGTTACAGGCTCATTCCGGCCAAGCCGGCCACGCCGGATGGCAAGCAGATCAAAAGCGCGGAGTTGGTGCAAGACGACAAGAAGGCCGATGCTGTCAAGTGGGTGATTGTCTATGAGGATATTCCTGCGCCAGTTGTGCCTGTGCCTGAAGTGCTGACCAATGTTTCGGCGGACAAAGTGGAGTTCGTATTCACGATGGCCGGCGCGTTTCGCGGCGTGAAATGGGTTGACGCTCCCAAAACCAACGAGGTTCCAGAATGAGACGGGTTGCAGTCATGGCTATTTGCGGATTGGCGTTGCTGGCCTGTGCGTGGCGCGGCGCGTTTGACGATTCGTATTTTGCAGGGAAGGCAACCGGCAGCGGCGGCTACGTGACCAACTACACGCTTAACGGAACGAACTGGACTGCGCACATTTTCACGAACGTAGGCACGACAAATTTTATCGTTTCTGGCGGCTCGCTGAATTGCGAGGTGCTGGTGGTGGCAGGCGGTGGTGGCGGTGGTGGCAGCGCAAGTAACGTGGAAAAAGGTGGTGGTGGCGGTGGTGCAGGAGGAGTAATATTGACGAATCAGATTTTGGCAACAGGAACATATTCCATTGTCGTTGGCGCAGGTGGCGCTGGCGGGATACACGTTAATACCGCTGCTTCCAAAGGATCTAATGGGGCTAACACTGTTTTTGGGTACTTGTTTACCGCAATAGGCGGTGGGGCTGGCGGGGGCGGATGGTGTGATTGCGGTTTCCCAAGTCATACTGGTAATAATGGTGGTTCTGGTGGCGGCGGCACTAAATATACAACCCAATCATCTGGAACTGAAGGGCAAGGGAATTGTGGTGGAGTTCCGGCTGGAAACACCGAGGGAGGAGGCGGTGGTGGCGGGAAAAATAGCGCTGGGAGTGGAGGCGTAAGCCATAATGGTGGTTCCGGTGGTGGCGGCATAGACTGTTCTATTAGTGGAGAAAGCGCAGTTTTTGGCGGCGGAGGCGGAGGCGGAGCTTATGGTGGAAGTGGATATACCGGAGGCGCTGCCACGCATGGTGGTGGTTCAGGCGCAAGTAACGGTTCAGGAGCTGGCACGCCAGGAACTGCCAATAGCGGCGGTGGCGGCGGTGGAGGCAGTAATGGTGGCGGCGGCGCCGGCGGTTCCGGGATAGTGATTGTGAGGTATCAATGAACGCCATCCGCAACATATTTAGCTCAATCGCGCTGGCCGGTGCGGCAATCGGCGTTTGCGAGATGTTGAGAGGGGATTACAGGCAATGACAAAACCCAAGACATTCTTGACGGTTCTTTTCGCGCTACTCCTTGCGGCGCGGGTGCTTGCGCTGGACATTTATGTTGCCACAAACGGCACGGGCAGCGGTACGTCTTGGGCGGACGCGACGAATAGTTTGGCGGGGGCGGTGGCTGGCATACCAGCGGAAAGCGGCGCGGTTACGGTGTGGTTATCAAACGGGACACATGATGTTGTCGGAACAATAGGAGCACCAACATTAGAATCCGAAAACACGTTAATTGTTAGAGGTAAAACAGGCGCGGCGGGTGATGTCGTTGTTTATGGGGATGGCGCGAATGTTGTTTTTAAATATGATCCATACACTCAAGGCTATCCAATCACGATTTCAGATATCACCATTACCGGTGGTGGTGCCGGTGGTGTTGATTATTGTTGGTTGAGTAATTGTGTGGTCGCGGGAAATACCGGAGTGGTGTTCGGTGGGATTAAAAATTGCATAGGTCAAAGATGTATTATATCAAATAATATATCTGATGGTGTTGGTGGAGTATACGCAGAATACGGACATACATTATATGATAGTATCGTAATAAATAATAAAGGCGGATCTATCGGTGGCGTGCATGGTACTGAATTACGCCACTGCATAGTAAAAGGAAATACCGGAAACACAGTTGGTGGGATTGAGTTTGGTGGTTATGTTATTTCATGCCTTATCGTAGACAATTTGGCAACAAATGAAAATGGATTTGGCGGGGTTTATTTTACGGCATGTCAAAACAGCACGATTGCAAACAACACGGGAACAGTCGGAGGAGCCGGTGGTGATCAATGGTTTTATAATTGTATCTCATTTGAAAATATAGGTGAGCAAGACGGGGAGATCGTGAGGACAGTATCGAGTTACTCCTGCGGCTCCGGCTACACCGGCACGGGCAGCATCACCTCCGACCCGCTTTTTGTCGGCAGCGGCGACTACCGCCTGCAAGCCGGTTCACCCTGCATCAATGCTGGCACAAACTCGACGTGGACGACCCTGACCGACACCGACCTTGACGGCAACAAACGACGCTGGCCTGCAAACGGGCAGACGGACATGGGCGCGTATGAGTTCGGCTCTGGCACGGTCTATCGGAAAAAAGTATTCTTTATGAAAACTGAATGAGAAAGGCGGGGCAGCGTAATGGAAAATGGAATCGGACAAAAAAACGACAAATGGGCTTTGTGGCTTGTGAACCTGCTTGTGCTGACATTCCTTGCGCTCCTGACGTGGAATGCGAACCGGCTATGCGCTGACGTGGATGTGCATACAGTGGATATTAGCAAGCTGAAACAGGAGTCGGTGCGCTGGCAGATTATGAGCGAAGACGTGCGCGAGATCAAGATGGACTTAAAACGGCTGCTTCAAAAGCCTTAAAACAAAACAAGATGACCGAGGCACTAACATGGGGCGTATTTTTTACAGCGATTTCTGTTTGTCTGGCCAGTGTATTTTCAGGGAATACACCGAAGCCGTCCTGACAGCGCGGCTTGTGTCAGATGAAAAAGACAAACGCAATGCCGAACGGCGCGCAAACGAGTTGCTTGCGGAAGTCATGCGGCTCTTAGACGAGGATGGGTTAATGCGATGACAAAATTCAGCGAAATAGCGCAGCCTGGAATGATCCTGAACATGTCAACAGGCACAATGCTTGGCAGCCTGATTCGCGCTGCGCTTGGCAAGGCGTTTATCGAGATCAACGGCGGAGTCGGCGACAAGAAGGATTGCCCGAACCATGACGCGATTGTTGTCGAGTATGGCGGCAGGCTGTTTGTCGGCGATGCCGTGTGGCCGCGCTGCGAATTGACGCCAATTGCCAAATACGATCAATGGCTCAAAAGCGGTGAGGTTTATAATTTGCGCGTATTGCGCGTCAGACGGGCGACAACGGCACAGCACGAAGCAGCGGCGCAATGGTGGCTTGGAAACGTCAACGGCAAGTCTTATGACGCATACGCCTTTCCGCGCCTGCTTTGGAAGGCTACTGTCGGCGATTGGTTGCCGTGCGCGGCGGGTATGGAATGGGCTTGGTATTGCAGTGAAGGAGTCAAAGGAGCGTTCGATAATGCTGGAATTGAAGTATACAACAAGAACAATCCGACGCCGCTGACGACTTACAAAAGGATGTTGAGTGGCGAGTTGGATTATGTGGCGAAACTATAAAGGAGCAAAATGTTCACAAACACAAAAGCGGTTGGCAGCAGCAATATTGTTTTACGGTCAAGCCTGTTCTGGAAGGACGGCGATAAGATCGGTTCGACATGGGGTTATTTGTCGCGCCAATACACGCCTGCTTACAACGCCAAGATGATGAAGAAGATGCAGGAATACGGTTGCAACACCATGACGTTTATCGTTTATCATGCAGGTGATCCGGCTTGCGTATGCAATCCGTTTGTGGGGTTTCCGAATGCCAAGCAGGTAATGGAAGGAAAGAACCAGGTTGATATGCAAGAGATCGAACGCTGGCTCGCATTACTCGAACCAGGCAAAGACCCGAACGTGTTTCTGATTCCAACGATTTATTGCGGTGATGATTGGGCGACAACGCAAAACGAAGAATTCCATAAGTGGTTTTTGCCTGGCGTTGTTGACTTCTTCCGGCCATACGCCAAGGGATTTATGATCGCAACGGAGGCCAGCAAGAGCATGAATGTCCGGCTGCAGGAGCGAGTCATTACGACAATGAAAACGGCGATGGGCTTCCGGCAAGTTCCGGTTGGAGTTCACAATCAAGGCGCGAAGATCGCTGGCAATGCTGACTTCTTGGCCTACGAGTTTTCGTGGCATCCGCAGGACGGCGACAATTACACCCCGCAACAGGTGGTGGATGAACTGAAAGGCGTTCTGCGCGACTATCCGAATTACATTTGGCCGCAAGAGATCAATATGAATGTGGAGAGCAAGCGAGCGCGGGAACAGGTCAGGGCGATTGCCGAACTGGCAAAAAGCGAGCCGCGCATTGTCGGGCTGCCGGGGCCGATATGATGTGTATATTTTGCATTCTATTGCTTCTGGCTCTTAAGTCAGAACTGAATGATTGGACATTAAAACATTAAGGAAAGCAACCGAACATGGCGCCAATTCATACAAACGTATCCATTCCGACACTTTGCGTTCATTCGCCTTTGGACAGCAACGCGAAATTGAATTATACTTATCGCAACAAATTAACAAATGGTTCTTTCGATATTTGGCAGCGTTCTATTAATTCCGATTTATCCGTTGCCGCTTATGTGGCAGACAGGTGGCTGGTTGATTTGATAGGGAATGTTTCGCGTCAGCAGTTTGTCGGCGGTGAATCAGAATTGATGGATAACGCGCGGTTCTATCTGAAAACCGTTCCGGCAGGATCTACGCCTGCATCCATCGAACAGCGAATTGAAGGTGTCCGGACATTAGCCGGCAAACAGGCGACGCTAACATTCTGGGCGAAATGCGGAATACCGGATAGCGAAATGGTCTTGACTATAACGCAGTGTTTCGGAACGACGGATGATGTTTCCGTTCAAGCTGACGTTTCCGAAAGCATAGGCACAGCCGAATTGTTGACCGTCTGGCGAAAGCATACGTTCAGCTTTGAAGTTCCGAGTATTGCTTCCAAGACGATTGGGCAAGACGGCAACGATTATTTAAAGATCAGGTTCGCTTTGCCGGTTGATGATATTTCCCTTTGCAACGTGCAACTTGAAGAAGGCGCGCTGGCGACTGACTTCGAGCAACGCCCGGTTGACGAAGAATTGCGGCTATGCAAACGCTTTTACGAGCAGATCAATGTCAATCAAGATCAATACGTTTTGAATGGAATAGGGTTAAGCGGCACACAAGCCGTATTTATTATTCCTTACCAAACCAAACGCAGTGTTCCTGTTATAACTATTCCAGATTCAGATGTGCGCTTATTCGATATTTCTGAAGTTCCGATTTGGTCAATGGGCGAAAGCAATGATTCCATTGGAAATTGTTTTGCAACCGTCGAGTCCGGCATTGTGCAGGGCAGCATTGTTTGTGCTTATGGATATACTGATTCAGCAATAACGATTGACGCGGAGTTGTAAAATGGCTTATGTCTTTGATGGAATAGAAAGCGTGATTGACGGCATGAACTCTGCCGTTGCTCCGTCTCTTATTCAGCGGACAGAAATAGCGCGTGGCGTTAATCTTGATTTGCGCAATGGCGTTCCGCGCACACGCAGGGCATTTACAACCTTACAGATGGATGGCGATCCAGCCGTCCTATCGTTCGTTCATTCCGGTAAATGGCAAGGGGGCGCCATCTATCGCTGGGCAGGCAAGGACTATATTGTTTTTGGTATTTTCGGGCGGATATTCATGCTTGATGTTGAGCGTTGCTATGTTGATGAAATCACGCCGGACGGAGTGAGATTAAGCGCAGTTGTTGACAGGCTTTATTTCTGTCAAGCAAACGAATATATGGTTATCCAGGACGGATATAATAGGCCGATAATTGTCTTTGGCCGTTCAGCGCGTGTTTCGGCCTGTGGCGATGATCCTGAAAAGCCGGAGGTTATGGTTGGAACAATTATGGTTTTCGGACAAGGCCGACTATTTGTGGTTGTTGACCGCAAGTATTTTATGGCAGGCGATATTTACTTGCCCTGGGAACCGGAGCGCGTCTTGCAATTTACGGAAACGCAGTATCTTTCAGGCGGCGGCGCATTTGGCCTGCCGGCATGGATGGGGAACATTACAGGGATGATGTTTCAGCCAAACGTAGTCAGCGGAACAGGGCTTGGCGCATTGGTGGTATTTGCGCAAAAAGGCGTAGCATCATTTGGAGTTCAAGCAGCGCGTTCAACATGGAACAACACGGACATTGCCAGAGTGCTTTATCAGGACGGAGGCGGCACAGGACAGGATTCTTTGCTTTCGGTTGGCAACGACATTTTCTATCTTGGCACAGACGGGTTGCGCAGCCTTAAAATGACGGCAAGTGAATTGCAGGGCAGTGGCGCATTATTGCGCAGCTTACCGCTTTCGAGGAAAGTTCAATCGCTGGTTGATGATGAAACGGCTTGGGCTTATCAGTTTGCGTCCGGCGCGGTGCATGACAATAAAATGTATTTGACTGCAATCGCCCGGATGCGGAAAGTTCTTAATCCGTTTGGAGTCGAGGTGGACGATTTTTATTTTGATGGCTTGATGACGATTGATTTGATTGGGCATACAAATAACCCAATGGTTTATGAAGGCATTACGACCGGCTTCAACTTCCTGCAAGTTTTCGAGGTTGAACGCTTTGGAAACAAGCATCTAATTTCTTTTATTGTGGATAAGGAAAACGAAATAAACCTCTGTGTACGTGGAGGGAACGAACTTGACAATTACATTTCACGTCAGCAATGCAAGCTTTATACTCCGGCCTTTTCTTTTCAAACGGCGACATTGATTCAGAAGCGTTTTGTTTATGCGGAAGTATGGTTGTCGGAGTTGACCGGAATTGTTGATATGGAATTATTGTTCCGGCAAGAAGGCTATCCGCTTTGGATGAAATCAGGCGCAGCGCGCTTTGTTTCCAAGAACGATTTGTTTGGCAATACTTTAAGTCAGATACGCCAAAAAATACGGATTACAGATGAAGCGAACGGGCTTTCATCCGAAGAAAGCGAATTGAGGAATGCGCTTGTTGGCGCGCGCATTCAGTTTTGCCTTACATGGAGCGGCACATGCCAAATAGAGCGAATCGTTTTCGTTTCCGAATCACAACCGGAAGAAATAAGAACTTACGAGAACGATGATAACAAAAATGAGTTGACAGGGCTTGAGGTTATTGATTATATTTATAAGGCATAAGGAGATACGTCATGCTTAATTTTACCATTTCAGCCATAACGCCGCCAAAGGGATTACCTCATGCCGATAGGCGAACAGAAATCCTTGAATTGCCATCATACTTGCGCGTTCAGAGCGCAGCCGGCGAGGAAGCGTTAAAGCTTGTGCATGTCGGTGCAAGCGCGCCGGGCCCGGAGGCAATTGATAATGTTTGGCTGAAAACAGACGAGACCGGCAGAGCGCATGGCTTTTATATCTTCGATTCGACTTTGGGGATTTGGCTGTTAATGGCTGGTCCAGGTGTTGTATCGGGAACAAGCGCGCCGACAGACATTAATGTTCTTTGGCTCAAGACAGATTCAGAGGATGCGATATTGACAGTTGGCGGGTCAACGGCGGTAACGGCGCCGCAGGGTATTTACAAATGCGTAGGCGGTACGCTTTGGACATGCTTTACTACAACGGCGGCAGAAGCCAAGCAGGTCATCGTTCAAGCAACAGCGCCGACAGGTGCGAATGATGTAATATGGGTAAAGACGGCATCAGAAAAAGGGGTGTGGTATTGGACTGGTTCAGCATGGGTAAATGCTGCTGCGCCTGGCACAGTATCGCCGGGTGTCGGCGCGAATTATATTCAAACAAGCTCGACCCAGCCAAGCTCTTCGGTGCGTAATTATGTGCTTTGGGCAAAGACAGGCAATCCGCCAAACGGTCTGTTTTATCCTGACTCGACAAACAGTTGGTGGCAATCAATAAGCCCAATATCAATAAGCACGTTATATCCGGCTTCAGGCACAGTAGCAATAAATCCAGGAGTTATAACCGATCCTGTTTTGCAAAACATTGCCTATACGGCATTATGCCCTACGCTTGGAACGGCGGTGTTTTCGGCGGCGCCAATGATTACCGCAATGTTAAGCGCAGACGATGGTTATGCTTATTTGCTGAATTGGTATATTACATCGAGGGCAGAAAGCTTTGACCTTGCTTTATATAACGGAACTCCAGGAAGCAGGAACATTCAGTTTCGGATGAGCGCGGTTGGAAACATGAGGATTCCATTTACATGAGAATAACACTCGGACAGGCAAGGCAGTTTTTGGCTCCATTTGTTGGGGCTGGGCTTGCGTCAAATAACCCGAAAGTTGTTGACGCGATTAACGAAGCGATCATGCGATTACTTCCGAAGATCAACGCTTCCGGAACAATGGCGCGATTCAGGTTTTACATCAACAACGGCACAATCACCATGCCGCGCGAGGTGCATTCTATCGTTAAGGTTTGTGTTGATGATCTGCCGGTCAACATATTTAACCGCTGGTATGAGTTTCTCAATTTTGGGCCAGGCGGTATGGACGGCAACCAGTCAAGTTCCAACGATCTGATTGACTTAGGCGATGGTTTTTGCACACACAGCGACATTCATACTGCGCGCCATATCCTTGTTGTTGGTGGCGCAGAAGAGCAAGACGCTAAAATATTGATTATCGGGTTGGACGAAAACGGCGAGGAAGTGCGGACAGGCGGCGAGCCGGGCGAGGAAGTATTGATCAAGAAGAACATGCCGCATTACAGCAAGCGTAAGTTTTCGGCAATAACAAATGTAATCAAGCCGAAGACGAACGGCTATGTCTATCTATCGGCTTATGACCCGGATCCGATAGCGCGTTTTGATTTGGCGACATACCATCCGGACGAAACGAATCCCATGTATCGCCGGTATAGAGTAACGGCGGTATGTCAGTGCAAGCAAGCGTTGACGAACTGTGCGCTTTGTTCGTTCAAGGACAACTGCCGCGCATATACGAATTGTGCATTTACCGGCACAAGCTCAACGCCGCCATACACGGCGACGGCATTGGTTAAGCTGCGTTACATTCCATTGTCGTATGACACCGACCCGTTGTTGATCCAGAATTTACCGGCAATCAAGATGATGTTGCAGGCGATCCGCAGATTGGATGCGGGCGAGTTTGCTATTGGCAAGGCATTTGAAACATCGGCTGTTCAAGCGTTAAGCGAGCAAGTGGAAGATGAAGAGCCGCAAAGCAATCAAATCCAGTTTGAAATCAACATGCCAGGCCAAAACGTCTGTAATATAATTTAGGAGGTCTTTATGTTTTCTGGCGCATATTTCGTGTATCAGGCTGTTAAGGATGCGTTTTCCGGCGGTGGCGGAGACGACGACAGCGGTAGTGATCAAACAAAATCAGACCCAAACCAAGCCTATATTGACGCATTGATGGGGCTTGGCGGTGCTGCTGCTGTTGACTATAACGCCATGTATGAGGCAATGGCGAATATGTATGCCAAGATGTCGGCCATGAACGAAGAGAAGTTCAAGAAGTATTGGCCGGAATCAATTACGCAGGGCATAGCCGCAGGACAAGCGTTCGACGCTGCCGGGCGCGAACAGGCCGTTGCATCAACGGTTGCCAATCTTGGGTTAGCAGATATAAGCAACGCATGGCTGGCAAACATGACGAGTTACGGCAACATCTACATGCGCTCAGAAGCCGGCAAGATGAACCAGTGGATGATGGGGCAAGTTGCCGATGTAAACGCTTTTAATAGCGAACAGTTTTATCAGGCGATGGACGCGGCCATGCCTGGCATCCGCGATACGGCGGCGGCCTACAAAGAGACTGTTGATCAGATGCTTACAGGTGAATTGCCAGATGCAGTTAAATCCGAAATAGCGCAAGCAGCGGCAGAACGTGGATTGTCTTCTGGTATTTATGGACCCGCCTATGACAATGCACAGTTGCGCGATCTTGGTATAGAGCGGTTGCAGTATTTACAGGCAGGCCAAGCGCAAGTTCCAGCATTGACCGGAGTAATGCAGGCATTGACGGCGCCAGTGGCAACACCAAACATTTATCAAAACGTGATGATGACGCCAACGCCATATACCCCGCAGCCGACTTATACGACGCCATCGAATGTTGCAGGCATTTCGCAGAATTATCTGGCAGCAATCACTGGACAGACAATGATGCAGCCGGCAGCGGGAATGCAGGCAGTTGGCAATATGGCGCAAATCCAGTCGCAAACGAACATTGCCAACACGCAGTTGCAATACGCTCAAGCAATGAGTATGTTGAATTACGGAGTCCAGCAGCAGAATCTGGCATGGAACCAAAGCATGTTTAACCAGCAGATGCAACAAGCGCAGGAACAGCGGTATTGGGATTTAGCAGGAACACTTATCGGCGCAGGCGCACAGCTTGGTGGCGCAAGCATGATGAGCGGCGGCGGAGGTAGAGCCGGTGGTGGTAGCATGTTTGGTTCCTGGTATTGATTAAGGAGTATAAAAAAATGGCATTTCCCATATTTCAAGTTCAAGAGCAGCGGCATTACCCTGACCCACGTTCGATGGTGGTTAATTGGGCGGCGGCTGGCGACAAGATATTAAAAGGTGCAGTTGAAGGCATAGAGCTTGGCATGAAAGTCAAGCAAAGCCGCGAGAACTCCGCATTAAACGCCATGAACATTCAGCGTTCGCAAGTCGCTATTAACGCAACGCTTCAGGAGATGCGGTTAAACGAGAAGCGCACAGAACAGACGTTGCGGCTTGACGCAATCGAGCAAAGGAACAGAGAGCTTGATTACGCCAGAAAGACAAGCGCAGACGCACAAAGAACTTATGATTTCAACGCCGCAATACAGGCGGCGCAAGCAGAGCGAACATTCGGAGCAATGCAAGCGTTAGTTGAACATGAAAGTTCTCTTTCTGATTTGATGGTCAACAGAGGAAAACTGTTGGCAGAGTTAGACGCCACGTCTGATTTCTCTTCAAAACGTGCGATTATAGATGAATACAAAAGAGAAGCATCAGAATTTGAAATAGCAACCGGCAGATCGCTTCTTGAGTTGGCGTCTGCTTTGCCGCCAAACGATCAGAGAGCACAATTGATAGCCGGGTTACAGCCGGCGGTATTAGAGACAGCATTCCAGAATACGATGGTTGCAGTCGAGATGCCCAGAACAATTGTGAGCGACCCGATGTTGTCAGGCGATGACAGCGGTATGGCTGACATTGCGATGGCGCTGGGTAAAGGTGGATTAACGAAGACGGATACGACAATAAAGTTGATGCCATTAAACCAGGCTGTCCAGATATGGAAGGCAGGATCAAGCCTCAATACACTCCGCGAATTATACGACACGGCGGTTGACAAGAAGGCGTTTGAGAAGTGGGCGGCGAAGGAAGGCTTGAGCAAACGAATCGTAGCCGCGCCAATGGGGAAAACGGAAGTTCCGGTAACAGAAAAACCGGCTGTTCCTGAAACGGTGAAGGTTACTACGCCGGACGGCAAGACACGCGATATAGTTAATCCATACCCCAAGACGCAAGCCTTTACGGATGCCGTCAAAAGTGAATACGACGTAATAACCAGCAAGAGTCCGTTTTTTTTGGAGCGCATAAAAATATCGAGAGAGCCGACTATGGTTGGTCTGGGAGGCACCGGAGCAGTGGCTGGATATTTGAGAGCAAGAGAAAAAGTGCAGATTGAAGAAAACCCCGAAATACAAGCGCGGGAGATTGACTATTATGAACGAGCTGTTACCGATACGCGCAAGAAAATCAACGAGCTTAAAGGCTCTGACATCAAAACATTAAACCGCAAACTTGAGCTGAACAGCGTCTTGCAGAAGCTCGAAGAGCAATTAAAATCGCTGCGCCAGAAGTATATGCCGGAGGGATCGCAAGAAACTCCGGCTACGCAGTCAACCCCATTGACCACGGAGGCTGTATCAGAAGCCGATCTACCGGTATTGACGTTTGAAGAAGCCAAGTTGCAACCATCTGGCACAAGATTTAAAACCGCTGACGGAAGATTTTTTAAGGTTCCGTAATGACAGACCAGTTCATAGAAGCAGGGTTTATTCCAATTAAACCCACAGACCCAGACCCCTTCATAGAAGCAGGGTTTATTCCAATTCAACCAACTCAACCTACTCAACCTGCATCCCCCTACGCAGAGCGCACAGCGCGCGCCGTTGCGAAGAAGCCCGAAGTGCCAGGCACGTTTCTTGGCGACATAGGGCTGGCGGCAAAGGCAATCGGAACAGGCGTCTATTCGGCGGCTTTCGACGTGTTTCCGAAGATCATGGCAGAAGCGATACGCGGCGGTGATATAACCGTTAATGACGCCAATACAACGCTTGACCGCTGGATCAAGGAACAGAAGAAAGACCTTGAACGCTGGGATATGCCGGAGCATGAAAAGAATCGTAAGCTGTTCGGTATTCTGAAAGCGCAGGATTTACAGTCCGGCTTGCAGAATCTTGGCTATTCGGCGGCAATTGGCGTTGCCGGTATGATTCCGGGCGCGAAGATTGGGGCTGCGATTGGTGGAGCATTAGGCTCTCCGACCGGCCCAGGCGCAGCAGCAACGGCGGGAATAGGAGCAATAATCGGCGGAGCAATCGGAGCAGCCGCGACGACCGCGCCAGTCGCCTACAGAGCGACGAAAGACCAGTTCCTTGCCGATATGCTCGATAGGGCGCTTGCGTTGAATCCTGGCTTGACAGAAGAGGAATGGAAAGGCATGCGCGAGGCGTTAGAGAAAGATGCGCAGGCTTATGCGTTCTGGGAGGCGGCGCCGGAAACTGTCGGGAACATGCTGTCGGCGGCATTGATTAAAACGCCTGTTGGCACATATATCAAACGAATACCAAATATCAAAAATGCGATTGGCCGCGTATTGGCAAAAGCCGGAGTTAAGATAGGACTTGATATTCCGGTTGAAGTTGGAACGGAAACGATTACTGGAATTAAGCAAGCAACGATAGAAACTAAAGTTGGGTTGCGCGAAGAAGATCCAACAGCAGCAGAAACATTTTGGGAAGTATTGCCGCCAACACTGGTTACGACAATTGCCGGTATGGGCATGGGCAGCGCGGCAGACAGCGTTTCTTCTATTCGGCAGG